GTACCAATAGGCATATATGATATTGCTGGCGCTTCTTCTAAATGACCATATAGGATTGGCACTCTTTGGTTATTGTATATCTCTTGAGTTTTAGCATTTAAGTAAATTGAATCGTTATCTTCAGAAAATAAGGTCGTTTCTTTTCTAGGAAGTTCAGTTTTAAGTGCATTTGACAAGTATTCCTCACATTGTAATGTTACTTTTTGTGGGTCTTGGTTAAACCTAGCTACTTTTAGCATAGCTATCTTAGCACAATGCGATAAATTTTCACAACTTGCTGTCTTTAAATAAATCTCCACAGTTGCATTGAGTAGTCCATATTTCGCCCTATCTGTAAATCTAAGTCCATCTTTTTCAAAGTTATTTAGCGTTACGCTTGTTGAAGATATTTTTATTTTTTTTGTTTTAAAATTTATTGATTCTTTTAGACTACCTATATTAAGATCGTAATCTTCGTAATAATTACCTTCAAAATATTGCTCTCTTGTAGATATATAAAAAGTTTGAGTTGCAGAAGATATTACAGCCATAATATCAAATCCACTCACATCATCAATTAAATCCTTTTGTATTCTATCACTAAGAGTTATCATGACATCCCAAAGTCTACACCTTTTCTAACTGCCTCTGCAATTAGTTCAGGTAATTCTGTTTCTACAAATTCAGAAGAAATTATAGGATTGTTTATTACGATTGATGTCCCAGCGCCACCTTGATTCATAGCATCTAAATTATCAACACCAATAGAATCTACAGCATTTCGGCTCATAACATACTCTCCACGCTCTGCCTCTATAATTGTGCCTCCTTGGCTATGCCTTCTACCACCTACAAGTCCACCTTTTTCAAATTCATTCATTTTAAATGCTATTGCTGATCCTATGCCAAGCTGCGCTAAAGCAGCAATTTGAGGTGCTGGAGGTAGCATTACCTCTGAAACTTTCCTAAAAGTAGCTACAGAAGCAGAAATAACATCAACCATCGCACCAGCAAAGGCAAGCCTTTTTTGATCTTTTTCATCTTTAGCCAACAACTGCCCTAGCTTTATAGTATCTTTTATAATTTGTTTTGTTACATCTTCTTGAACTTTTTGTTTCTTTTTCTTTATTTGAATTGATTTTAATTCCATCTCATTTTCTAAGATAGTTAAATCTATTTGATTTTTGTGGCCTTGTTGAACAAGTTGCTGCATCGCTAAAATTTGAGAATCCATTAAAAGCTCTTCTTCTTTAACTCTGCTGATTTCGCCTCTTTCAGCCCTTAGTTCTACAAAAGACTCTCTTAGTTTTGAGTTTAATTCTATTTCTTGAGATGTCCTATTGTCAGTACCTCCAGACCCAGTTCCTCTATCGTTTAGGCCAGTTATTTGAGCCTCTAATCCTAATCTTTGAGCTAATATCGAGGCAATTTCCAGTAATTTTTCTTCTTCTTGGTCTAACTGAAGAAGCCTAGTAGACTCAGCACTGCCTTGGTTTTTGTAAAAATTTTCATATATAGCTGCTATTGTTTCTCTCTCTCTTCTTTCTGAAGCTGCGAAATCTGCCCTTGTAGCATTACTATCTTCCATTAGCTCTCTTTCTCTCATGTGCCTAGCTTGGACACTAGCTACTTGCATTTTTACATCGCTCAAAGCATCTTCGCTCATTTTTGCTTGTTTTTTGCCAAGCTCAGTTAACACATCAGCTCTTTCATTTACTATTTCGTTCAGTCTATTTTGTACATCTTCCTGAGTTAACATTTCAGTATTAACTTTTTCTAGCTCTGTGTTTAAAATTCTTATTTCTTTATTTAATTGTATATTTTTTAATTGCATTAAAGACTCTGCTTCAATATTTAAAGCTTCAAGTTCTCTTATTGTTGTTTCTAAAGGAGTCTCAGTTAATCCTCTCATAAATGATATAGCAGCTTCTGCTGCTGAACTAAGTAAGTCGACCACCACAAGCATTGCAGGCTCAAGAACTTGCCCCATAAGTTCTGCTGCATCTCCCATTGAATTTTGCATTTGCTGTATACTTCCAGATAAAGTTTCTGCCTGAGCTTTAGCTTGACCACCAAAAGTATTTGATATATTTCTAGTAAGAGTATCTAATCTTTGCGTAGAACCAACAGCCCCTTCAACCTCAATTCCATATCTTGACAGAGAATTAGTTGACGACCCTAATGTTTTTCCTACAAGGTCTGCTGCTGATGCTAAGTCCATTCCCTTAGCTGCTGCTAAATCTAATGTCGCTATAGTTGCTCTTTTTAATTGTTGCTCGTCATCAACAAACGCAGCAAGTAATGCTTGAGCAGATATAATCGTTTCATCTCCAAATGTAGTCACTCCTTGCAATGCAGATGCGTGGCTTAATAATGCACTACTAGTTCTTCCCAGAGCTTGTTCTAGCTTTCTTTCTGCTAGTTGCTGTTCTGCATAAGAAGAAATTACTCCACCTATACTTTTCTTTAATATCCCATATCCAAAAGCGTATAAAAGAAGACTGTTTCTTAGAACAGCAAATTTACCTTTTAAACTATCAAGAATTTTTGAGTGTGACCTATGGGTTTTTGTATTACTAGAAACTCTTTGTTCTACAAGGTGTACGCCTTCTTCGTATCTTTTTTGAGCTGCTGCTAAAGATTCTATTGCAGCCTTTAAAGCCTTATCACCTTCAGGTTTAAATTTTACTGTGATAGTATTATTTGACATCTTTTATTGCCTTTTGTTGAACTTTATTTAATGCTTTTTTAATTACAAAAGATTTTTGCACCCATCTACATGGTTGGTCACCATAAGATCCACTATATGGTTGTATCCCAAAGTTTTCTGAGTATATATATCTTTGAATGTCTTTTTGGCACTGCTTGTCATGCACAATATTGTTACAGGCAAAGAATGGGAGTTGAGATTTTACAGAACTAGCTATACTAAAATCTTTATTTTGTTTCAAGCTCATTTCCTTAGTTTCTTCAATAATTAAATCAACAACATCCCAAACATCTTCATCGCAAGTAAATGTTCGAGTTTCATACTCGCCATTAACCATAACAGGCAGTTGTGCCTCGTAAGGATAACTATGAAATTTGCAGCCTCCACACTGCTCAACCATTACATTGAGTTCTACTTGGAGGCTTTCTCTTCCCCCACCATTATATATTTCTGTAATCCTAAAAATATTTCTGTTCTATCTTCTATAGAAAGTGTTTTTAAGAATTTATCAGAAGTATCTCCTTTTAATCCAGTTCTAAGCCACTTTGTTATTGTAGTATTAAGCATTTTAAATGCACCTACATTGCCATTCTCATCATAATTGTACTCAACAGAATCTAAGAGCATATCCTGCTCGTCAATAGATATATCTTTAAATACAACCTTTTTACCAGATTTAGTTTCAAAGTTCATAGTTATTCCCTCTTTTTATTTTTTTTGTTTCTTTTTTTCTTTTTTAGGCTTAGGCCTATCAAATTTAACATTAGGCTTGTCACCACTTCTTGGTACTTGGATATCACTAACGTCAACCCAATGAGATGGGACTAAATCTACATCCTCATCTGCAACAATTCTAACTCTTATTTGATTCCTTACTTTATAATATTTCATATTTAGCCCTTATTATGTATTAGTATCACCGACTGCAACTTGTAGAACTTCGTAAGTTGAGCCTGCATCAACTACTTTTGCTTCAAAGTCAAGCGTTGCAACATCTCCACTTCCAACAGAAGCACTAATTAGTTTAGCTTTATGGAATAGTATCCCTAAGCCATGCGCATCGTTATCTTCAAAAGCAAGGTCTTGTGGGAATATTGCACTAGTTGAAATTGTTGCGCTTGAATCAGGATCATGCGTTGCTCCAAAGAATTGTATGAAAGACCCTTCTCCTGCATCTCTGTGAGCCTCAAGCAATTTATCTGTATCTGTATCATATTTTAAAGACCCACCAAATGTGATATTAAGCTCAGGTACTGCTCTTGCTATAACCTCTGGCTCATTATTTGACCCTTGAGAACCCAACATAACGCTTGGAGATTCAATGGTAAAAGACATTGAATTAAAAATAGGTGTCATTTTATAATAATCATTCCCAGAAGCATCTACGTTTATCATATTCATGTATCTTTTTGACAAATCTGTCATAAATACGTTATTACCTATAGTTCCATGTCCAGACATACTTCTTGACCCCTTTGTAGGAGCGTAGCCTGTTTGAAATGTTGCACTATAATCAAATCTTCCACTCGCAGTTCCCATGTCTGCTGAAATCTGGAAAGAGGTACATACGCACCCAGTAAACTGATAAGAGTTCGCTTCTTCTGGCGCTTTAAAATATACAGATAATGTTTTGTTAAAAGCATCAGCAGCAACAGCAGCATCATGCTCTAAGTGAGTAGGCGAGTAAGCACCACCACCTGAAATTAACACTACATTTTGAGCATCAGCTTCAGCAGATTCATCTGTTGTAACTGCTGTTGCAGTTACATTTTGCATTAATATCGCAAGGGTATTAAGGTCAAGCCTTCCAGATAAAGTAAATTCAGTTACAACTCCTTTACTATTATTATACATAGATTCAAACTGTGCAACTCTACCAGTTCCAGAACGCATTTCAAACTCTTGGTCTGGAGTGAATGTTGGTAGAGTAATCCCTTCTACGTCAAATTGCTGAAAATCTGAATTGGTTGTGTTAAATGTTCCAATCTTAGCGTTACCTGAACTACCATCTTCTGCTACAAATACTGAAAATTCCCTTCCAGAGTATGTTTTTGCAAATTCAGCAGAACTAGAAAGATCATTCTGTAGATGGTTTCCAGCATATCCTCCTTCTATCCATCCTTGTATGTTACCCAATAATTTATTCATTGTTTCTCCTTTGGTGTTTTATGTCATGTTCCCTGTATGCTGTCCCTTCCATACCATCTCGACAACATACTCATTTTCTTCTTCTAGTGTATTAAGACTCGTTGATTCTACTCTAGCTTCAAATACCCTAGAAGAATCTGATAATGTCATGATATGGTTATCGTGACATAATGCCTCTATTCGAGAGACGTACCTCAAGACATGGTCAAGAGATGACTTCTTAATGTTTTTATCTAAAAAATAATAATACATATTCACTGTAAACTCTCTTGTTTCTGAGTTTGATGTAAATGATGTTAGTTCAGACCCTATTGGATCTAATCTTAAAAATTGCGCACCTGCTTGACTAGTCTCATGACCTATATATACAGGCAATGCACCCTTAAATTCTGTCCTTATCGTATTGCGTAATTTATCAAGAATATTCTTAAAGTTGTTAGTAAAATTTACAGCCATTATAAATAATGCCTTCTTCTAGTCATTTTTATTCCTTTTAAGTCTCCAGTATCAACTTCTTCGTTGTATCCTCTAACTTCAACTTCCCATTCATCTGTTGCTACAGTCTCTGAGGCATCAGTTGTACCTGCAAATCTAACTTGAAGCCCATATGCTAAGGTTTGATAATCTCCAGTTATCTTTTCTGTATCAACTACTTTATTATTCTTCAAACCATCACTATCTTTAATTGAAACACTGTATGTGCTAGTTCCTATAACTCCAGCGTCTTCAATTTCTATTTTTATCAAATCATAATCAACACCACCTGCTCTACCTCTAAAATCTACTGGTCTAACAGCCCCAGTATATACAACATCCCTTAACACACCTTTGGAAGCATCTCCAGTATTCTGCCAAGAAAGTGCAGCTCTGCCTTCATTTAAAAGTTGCACGTTATTATCAGCTTCTGTCATGAGCGCAGTTGCTAATTCTGATGTTGGATCTTTAGTCTTTACCATAAACGCAGCAGCATATAAAGCTGTTGTTCTAATAATCATGTAATCAAAATTACCATTCTTATCCTTCCACATATTTTTAGGTAGTTTAGGGTCAAGTCTTGAGTCTAAGTATCTACTTGCATCGGTTCTAAACTCTGTTACCATTGCAGTGAAAAGTTCTCCTGACTCCATTAATTTATCTAAAGGCGTGCTAGCAGAATAATAGTAAAGAACGTCATCAGTAGAATTATAAAACCATTCTCCCTCAACATTTAAATCTGTATGTGCAGACTGGGCTGCCCCTAAAGATTCTCCATCTACAAATAACTGAGTTACTTGCCCACTATCATGAGCAGCATACTTATTACTTGTAACTTCTGTCCATCCATATATAGGAGTTTTCTGATCAAACTCATCAAGCTGTGGAAATACTCTTTTTAATTCTTTGTGCGTACAATATATTGGGGCTGATGCCATTATTTACCTACCTTTTTCATTGCTATTTTATGTGAGTTTGTAAATGTACTACCTTTTTTCATAGCTCTAACCATAGCTCTTAAATGCTTCGCAGTATGATGAGTCTTATGCCTTCTCATTG